ACTCTGGAAATAAGGAGAACATTATGTACGGGAAAATGATGGGTGGTAAGGCCAAAGAAACTGCAAGCAAAGGCAAGAAAAAGGGCGTTCCTGTGACCATTATGGTTGCGGTCGGTAAGCCAAAGATGCCAATGCCTATGCGTGGCGGTCGGACTGCTACCAACATGATGAAGAAATCAGGGAGAGGCAAATGAGTTCACTATCAAGCGCAAAAACGCTTTTAAGTGCAGTTGTTGCTACTGGTGCATCTCAATCTGTTCAGGCTGATGCTGGTCAACCCGCATTCTTGCAAGTTTCAGGTATTACCACTGCAACTGTTGCATTCCAAGGCAGCTTGGATGGAACAACCTTTGCCACAATTGGTACTGCTTTGACTGCTGATGGCATTGTTACCATTGCCAATGCTCCCAAGTATTTGCGAGCAAACTGCACCGCCTACACCTCTGGAACTATCACGGCAAAAGTGTTGTATTGACATGAAAAAGACTAAAGCACAAGCCAAGATCAGCAAGGTAATGAAAGAGTTTGGTGCGGGTAAATTGACTTCCAATAAAAAGGTTGTCAAAGACCCAAAGCAAGCAATGGCAATTGCCTTATCTGAGGCTGGTAAGGCTAAGAAGAAATGAAAACCAAATCTAAGGTCAATCAAGCGGGGGTTTACACCAAACCCACCATGCGAAAAGCCTTGTTTGAGAAGATCAAAGCAGGGTCATCAGGTGGTGACTCTGGTGAGTGGTCAGCAAGAAAAGCACAACTTTTAGCTAAGGAATATAAGGCTAAAGGTGGTGGGTACAAAACTTAATAAGGAGAAAATTATGCGAGTCATTGAAATTAAATCAGCCAAATCATTTAAACCTTGTGCTGGATGCCCAACTCCAAGCAAGTGCAAGGCAATGGGGAAATGTGCTAAGAAGATGAAATGAAAGACCCACAGCAGTCTCTCAAAGATTGGGGTAAGCAGAAGTGGCGTACCAAGTCAGGTAAACCATCGTCTGAGACAGGCGAGAGGTATTTGCCAGAGGCGGCAATCAAGTCTTTGAGTTCTGCTGAGTATGCGGCAACTACTAAAGCCAAGCGCAAGGGTACGGCGGCTGGTAAACAGTTTGTAAAGCAACCAAAAAAGATTGCAAAGAAAACGGCTAGTTACAGATGAGGTAAAAGATGAAATCACCTACTTGGCAAACAAAAGCTGGTCAAAATCCCAAAGGGGGGTTGAATGCCAAGGGCAGAGCATCTTATAATGCAGAAACTGGTGGCAACTTGAAAGCACCAGTAAAGTCGGGGGATAACCCTCGCAGGGCAAGTTTCTTGGCTCGTATGGCTGGTAACAGCGGTGCAGAGTACAAAGATGGTGAACCAACAAGACTGCTTCTTTCGCTTAAGGCATGGGGTGCTAACTCCAAGGCTGACGCAAAGGCAAAAGCTCAAGCTATATCCGCAAGGAACAAGGCAAAAGCAAAATGAGAGCATTATCAGTTGGTGTTAGTCCTACAGCGGCAGTAGACACTACAGTCTATACCTGTCCTACTGGCTATTACTCTAAATTTACTGTAATGTATATCCACAATACAGGCGGTTCTACCAAACACATTACTGTTCAATGGTTTGATGCAAGTGCCAACTCTACCCTTGATATATTGACTCAATACGATTTCACATCAAAAAACTACTTGCAGTTTGATGGCAATGCCTACATTGTTTTTGAAGAAGGCGATAAGTTAAAAATAACTACTCAATCTGCAAGCACATTTAGTTTTATAGCCACATTTGAAGAAGAAGGGTTGACAAGAGCATGACCTACCTAGAACTGGTTAACGATGTACTCGTAAGGTTGCGTGAAGCAACAGTTTCAACTGTTTCCGAAACAACTTATTCTTCCTTAATCGGCAAGTTTGTCAATGATGCAAAACGTCAGATTGAAGATGCTTTTTCGTGGAATGTATTAGGTCAAACCATTACAGTCACTACTGCATCATCTACAGCCGCATATTCTTTAACTGGTGCTGGTCAGAAGTTTCAAGTGATGGATGTAATCAACACCACAAGCAATGTTGGCTTAATTAACATTAGCTTTGTGGACATGAACCGCAAGCTGAACTTTACGCCATTGGTTAACTCAATCCCTACTGAATTTGCTTTTGATGGGGTTGATGGTAGCTACGACACCAAGGTAAATCTATATCCAATCCCTGATGGTGTATACACAATCAAGTTTGCTTTGACAGTGCCACAGGCTACGTTGTCATCAGATGCAACTGTTGTTTCTGTTGCTGATACGTTAGTGTCTCAGAATGCTTATGCTCGTGCATTGGTAGAACGTGGTGAAGATGGTGGTCTATCTTCATCTGAGGCTTATTTGCTTTACAAAGCTATGTTGGCTGATTACATTGCATTGGAAGGCACTCGCTATCCTGAAAATCAAGAGTTTGTGGCAACATGAGTCAAGTACTACAGACTTATTCTTTAACAGCCCCTGGCTTTCAGGGGTTGAATACCCAAGAATCGCCTCTTGATTTGTCTCTTGGATTTGCCGCAGTTGCTCAAAATGCAATTATTGACCAGTATGGTCGGATTGGTTCTCGCAAAGGATATTCTAAGGTAAATTCTTCTAGTGGTGCTTTAGGTGCAAATGATGTAACTGTCATTCATGAATTAGTGCAAGCAGATGGAACTTTGACTGTTTTATTTGCTGGAAACTTAAAGTTATTCAAACTTGATGGCTCTAATGCTGTGGTTGAATTGACCTATGGGGGTGGTGGTACAACACCAACTATTACTGCTAACAATTGGCAATGTGCTTCACTTAATAGCATCACATACTTCTTTCAATCAGGCCATGATCCACTGATATTTGATCCTACTGTCTCAACTACAACATATCGCAGGGTATCTGAAAAGACAGGTTACGTAGCTACAGTCCCATCAGCAAATATTGTTATATCTGCTTTTGGTAGATTGTGGGCAGCAAACACTACAACCAACAATGCAACAGTCTTCTTCTCTGATTTGATTGCTGGTCATGTTTGGTCAACAGGTACATCAGGCTCTTTAAATGTAGACCGTGTGTGGGTCAATGGTGCTGATGAGATTACAGGACTTGCTGCACACAATGGCTTTCTGTTTATCTTTGGTAAGCGTCAGATTCTGATTTATCAAAATGCAACTACACCAGCTTCAATGCAATTGAGTGACACTGTTGAGGGCATTGGTTGTATTTCTAGGGATAGCATTCAGACTACCAGCACTGATGTGTTGTTCCTATCCAACTCTGGTGTTCGATCTTTGATGAGAACAATTCAAGAGAAGTCTTCTCCTGAGCGTGACTTGTCTAAGAATGTGCGTAATGATTTGATGAGTGCTGTTTCTGCTGAAACTGCATCAAATATTAAAGCTATATATTCTGAAACAAATGCACTTTACTTGTTAAATCTTCCAGTATCAAAATACGTTTACGCATTTGATACAAAAGGAATCATGCAAGATGGTTCTTCTAGGTCAACGATTTGGGACAGTATTGAGCCAACGTCTTTTTGTGCAAGACGTAATGGTGATTTGTTGATTGGCAAGAATGGGTATGTTGGGAAATACGGCACATACTTGGACGATGCAACGTCATATAGATTGGCATACTATACAAACAACGCTGACCTTGGTGATATAAATGTCACATCTATTTTGAAGAAGATAAAGGTTATTGTTGTTGGCGGTTCTAATCAATTGGTAACATTAAAGTGGGGATATGATTTCACAGGAAGTTATTACTCTGCACAAGTAAATATACCTAGTCAAACAACTGCCGAATATGGTACTGCTGAATATGGTGCAAACGCCACAGTAGTAGCATATTACACATCTGGAGTTGCATTAACAACAATAGAAACAAATGCAAGCAGTAAGGGGAAAATTGTTCAAATAGGGGTTGAGATGGATATAAACAACAGTCAGTTATCCATTCAAAAGATTGAACTTCAAGCCAAAAATGGCAAGATTGCATAAGGGAAAAAATGTCAAACTATACACAAACAACAAATTTTGCAACCAAGGATGCACTTGCATCTGGTAATCCTTTAAAAGTTGTTAAGGGTACTGAGATCAATACTGAGTTTGCAAATATTGCAACTGCTGTTGCTACAAAATTAGATGATGGTGGAGCAATAAATAACACTACCATTGGGGCAACTACTCCAAGTACAGGGGCATTCACAACACTATCTGCTACAGGAGTAACTACTTTAAGCAATGTTGTGTTGCCTATTATTGATAATATCAAGTTGGGCTACACCACTACAGCTACAGCTGCGGGAACAACAACACTAACTTCTGCTAGTAAGAACCAACAATACTTTACTGGTACAACAACTCAAACAGTTGTTTTGCCTGTTACAAGCACGCTTGCACTGGGACTCAGTTATTTGATTGTTAACGATTCAACTGGAGTTGTAACTGTTCAATCAAGTGGCGCAAACACAATTACATTGATTCCTGCAAATACAACCGTCAAATGTACTTGTATTCTTATTACAGGGACAACTGCTGCAAGTTGGTCGTTTGTTTTTGAAGGCGGTTCAAACATACCTTACAAGCAAGTCCAATCAATTTCCGCTTCTGTTGCAGCAAATGCAATGACGATTTCAGCTACTTCATTAGCGTTAGATTTTCGTAACACTACATTAGGTAGCGGTACTGTTACAACTGTTTCTGGAACTCCTGCAAACTTGGTTATTTCAAGCGGATCAACCCTTGGAACAGTAAGTGCCACACAGTCTCGTATTGTGGTTATAGCAATGAATAACGCAGGAACAATTGAGTTAGCCGCTGTAAATATTAGTGGTGGAAATCAACTTGATGAGACAAACCTAATTACCACAACTGCCGAGGGTGGTCTTGGTGCAGCTGATAGTGCAACTGTCATTTATTCAACTACTGCTAGAACGTCTGTTGCTTATCGTGTGATTGGGTACATTGAATCAACGCAAGCTACAGCGGGAACATGGGCAACTGCACCATCAACCATTCAAGGTTCTGGCGGTAATGCTTTAACCGCAATGAGTAGCTTGGGGTATGGGCAGACTTGGCAGAACTTAACAGGTAGCAGGGCTGGTGGCACAACTTACTACAACACGACAGGTCGCCCAATAGCTTTGCACATAGCTGCAGCAAACGCCAGCGCAGCGCAAGAATTAAAAATAACAACAAACGGGGTGGCGTTAAGCAGCGGGTCAACTGGCGGTGCTGGTTACATTGTTTCCCTTGACTGTGTGATACCTCCTGGTGGTAGCTATGTGTTAGCGGCTGTAGCGGGAACACTTGGAACAATCGTTATTTGGGCAGAACTCCGCTAAAAGGAAATATCATGAACTACAAAGACCCCCAAAACAATCTCCACGACATTGAGCCAGACTTTGCTCACCTTCTTCCCGAAGGCTGCATACAAATCACGCAAGAAGAAGCCGATGCAATTGTCGCTTCCAAAGTTGTACCACCAACCTACCAAGAACTTCGCAGAGCAGCTTACCCGCCAGCCTCAGACTATCTTGATGGTGTAGTCAAAGGCAACCAAGCGCAGATTGATGCGTACATTGCCACTTGTCTTGCGGTTAAAGCTAAATATTCAAAATGAATCAACCTGAAATTATCCACCACTTTTCTGATGGTTTGTATGCCAAGGAAGCTAGGTTTCCTGCGGGTACTG